ATGGAAATATTTATTGAATATTTCTATATGATTTGCGACGAAGAGAAGTGAGCATATGGAAATATTTATTGAATATTTCTATATGATTTGCGACGAAGATTGTTGTTAGAACATTATACCAAACATTGTTTCAAATAATTCGTCATATATTCGTGAATTTGCGGATTTTGTTTCATCCAATTTCCGCCCGCCCGATAATGTAGAAATACATTGTCATAAATCTCGCAGAAAAACTTGCCTCCAACATTGCGAATATCTTTTTCCAAATATTCAACAAGCCTCGTGTTAGTAATGTTTTTAGGAATCTCATTCTTATTCCACGAGCACGACCACAGATGTTTTATAAAATAAATAGAGTCAGTGTTGAAACACTTATCGGTCCATCGGATTTCATCTGTGTTTGGCATCGGCTGTCCCGCCATTTGATGAATGAGCCATTTTTCCATCATTCCGCCAACATCGCATCCGGGACAACAATTCCAGTTAAGAAATTCAACATTTTTCATCTTTGTCATATCAAAATAATAAATACCATTCCAAAAATAATTTGTCGCGCCACCATTTCGGCTTTGTAAAACAACGGCACAATCATAACGCGAATATTTGTCTATGTCAAAATTGTCTATCAAAAACATATCGCTGTCCAACAACAAATATTTGTCCGGATTCTGTAGCTGATATTGTAATATGTAGTTCATTGAATCGGCGCATCTTGTGGCGGCACATGAAACCGTTTTGTGACTCTGGTTTGGAATATTTATACATTTTATGTTTAGTCGCAAACACATTTCTTCTATTTGTTTTTTAATTCCCGTATTTCCATAATTGCTGAAGTCTGGAAAATCCTTGGCGTCATTGAAAACAATAAACTCGTATTCACCTTTGAAATATTTTTTTAAAGTATAATACTGGATCTCAATAAACCCAGGATTATTTACCACTGCTGTTACGATTTTCATTATAATACCAGTTTTTGTATAATCTTTATATTATTTTGTGTCGCACCCTTTCTTTGGTCGCTCCTCCCTCCGAAGGGGGAGCTTCGGTCGCCTATAGGCTTATACAATCTTGGATCCATAGAAGTACCAAAGCGCCACTGATACTACACTACCCACAACAAACCCTTGGCCAGCGGCCTGGGCAGTCTTCCCCATTGTGTAGTAGAAAATCATCGGGAAAACAAAATAAGTCAGGACAGCGTAGAAAGCCATAATGCCAGAAAAGAGAGAAAAGTTCATTGGTGTTATATCTTACACCAAGACATTATGCACAACCAAGGTTGCCTCTATTGGGTCGGGGACATATAAACGAATCCGCCGACCATCCACTTCAATGTCGCTCAACTTCATCGTATCGGGTCCCAGTACCACGCCTTTCCAGCAAAGATAAAACTCGGTTTCAATAGAATACCGATCACGAATATACCATTTCACATCACCCAAAGTGGCCGCACTGACGCCTCTCTCCGGACAATCATTTAGAAAAAGAGGTGATGGGATTTCAAACCGTGGATAACTGTTTTCACTATGGCTTATATTCAAGTGATAATGAGGCAAATCTTGATGTTCGTGTGACATATTTAGACATTCTATTGGAATCGGTTTATCTAGGTTTTGATGAGACCTATTTATTCGTATTCATATTTGAACATATTAGTAGTCGGTTCACGACACCTAACAGTCGGCGTCTTCCAACACTTTATTCATCGGTTGGTCCGTGGCGCCACGAAAGGTTTGCCGATGCCATTCCGTAATTCCGTGGGTCCGGATTCCTTCTAAATGTGCCTTGGTCCCATACCCCATATTCGTATGTAGTCCATATCGGTCAACCAATACAGGATGCTTCGCACATAGCTCCTCTACATAAGTGTCGCGCTCATTTTTAGCCAAAATGGATGCCGCCGCAATGGACGCATACGTCCCATCGCCTTTCTCCACTGTCTCATGTGGAACGGCTTTCAACGTCTCGGTTTCTTGGTTGAAAAAGGTATACGGACGGAAATAGTTGCCATCCACCAAGAGGAGTCCGCTATTTAGCGCAAATCCTTGTTTAGAAACAAAGGACCGGGCGATTTCATCAATACAGATATGCATCCCGCGGATAACGCAGTTTAGAATACCAGAGCGGTCAATTTCGTCGGCCTCAGCGTAATGGATGTGCCAGGCGAGGGCATTGGACTTGATATAGGCGGCGAGCTCACCGATTTTCTTGCGCGATTTGATTTGTTTGCTGTCGCGCATCCAGTCGTAGCGAAACGGGGACTCTTTATCCGTTATGTCTTTCGGTAAAACCACAGCAGCAACATAGACACGACCAAATAAGGGCCCACGCCCCGCCTCGTCAATGCCAATCTCAAATGAATGTGCAACATCTTTGAACGGCAACAGCGCGACGTGTTCTTTTTTGACTCTTGGTTTTTTAGCAACAATTGGATCCATTCTAATATGATTTGTGCGAAACCTTTATTTGGATATCGTAGATACATTGAATATCGGAGATACACACAACAAAGTGCTTGCCCGCTTTGAATATATATATATTTTTCGTTGTAGAATATATATTTGCGCAAATATGGAGTTCAAACTTAGTCCATTAATTTTATTTATAATATTGCTCGTGGTTTTGGCGCTATCCGCGATGATTAAAAGTTATATGGGAATAGAGGGGTTCACCACATATAACTATGATGGCGCGCCGTTTTCTACCAAAACCGTCGGAATCTATAGCAGCGAAAACCCGATAACCAAGATTTACGATGATATTTACTACGACCCGCGAAACGGCAACGTAGTCGTTGTATATACCAATGACGTATATACCAATTCCGGGTCTATTGATAACGATGGAAAGAAAATCAAGGCCGTTGAAATCGTCCCGCGAAAGAATAATGCCAATAACCAGATTGTGAAATATGAAAACGGCACCGTTGACAAAACCGCAACCGAAAATGGCATAACCGTGTCTAAAGCCGAGGCCATTAACCAGGTAACCCCCGAAAGCCGCAAATCTACCTTGGACGCAATAGAGGTCGCGTGGTCATACAAATCGGGCAGCAACCAAGTGAATTACTTCACATGGGGGTCAAATACGTATATTTACGTGATGGATATCACAGGTCTCGGCACTAGTGGCAATTCATTCGCAGGCGATGCTCAGGGAACCAAGTTCGCTTCAACAATCGGCAATTCGTTTTCGGGAACCGTCAAGCACGGTTCTGCCGCTTTCTACACTGGGTCCATTAACCCGAACACGTCTCTTGATTTCACTGCCGACGCAGAGGGCGATTCAAACAGCGACATTTATATTACAAACGCTTATCCCCAACAAACCAGCGACGGGTATGATGATAAATCGTTGATTGAGCCGTTCTACCACCCCAGTCGTACTGTCTATCAAATCACCAACACCATCAAATATGACATTGCGAATGGAAACTTGCTGATTGTCTCCCCTTCCAAGACAATTGATGTATTTTACAGAAGTGGTGAAGGGAAGCGCGAAGATGATTCCACGCCGAATATCACATTGAGTGCCACCGCTGATGCCCAAGCGGCAGATGCTGATTATATCAAGCAATCGTTCAGCAAATCGGTGACCAAGCCGTTCTTCGTCCAAGACTATGCCAACAAGAACACCGTGATGTATTGGCCAACGGGCGAAAACACTCTGGTTGTTGTGTTTGAAAACCGCAATTCCAATGGATATATCCCCATCAAGAAGACGGTGCGATTCACATCGTCGGGAGTATGGACTTCTTCTGAGACCCAACCCAAAACGAGTGCTGTCAGTAAAGACGCATCTGGAAATCACGACATCTCCGGCGGCCAATATGGCGACTTCTGGAAGTGGTGGAGCTATTTCAATTCCAACGCGGTTGGCGGTCTTTCCAACGACTACATGTTGAAGACCCAGATTGTCCCACCCGTATGCCCTTCGTGCCCCGCTTGCCAAGGTGGCGCTTGTACAAATTGCGGTGGCCAGGGCGGATCTGGGTCCATGGCCCAGGACGGTTCGTCTCTCGCCGTAAAGGGTCCGTCATCCGCCATCGCCTCTCTGGGCCAAAGCACAGGACAAACCATTACGGACACCGCGGCGGTAGCGGGACTTACCGCCGTTGGTACGGGCGCCATCGCGGCGAATCTGGCAAACAATACAGTGAATGCCGCGGGCAACATTGTGGGCAAGACCGTGGATACCGCGGGCAACATTGTGGGCAAGACCGTGGATACCGCGGGTAACATTGTGAATAAAACCTTTGATGCCGCGGGTAACATTGTGAATACCACGGGCAACTTGTTGTATTCTGCTGGATCGGGAGTGAGCAATTTGCTTACGCCTGACCAAAGGCTGCTTGCGCCTGACCAAAGGTCTGACCAAAGGCCTGACCAAAGGCCTGACCAAAGGTCTGACCCAACCCGCGTTGGGTACCAACAATCGTACAGTGGACCTCGTCCTGGAAGTAACAATACCGGAATCTATCAGCCTCTACCTTCGCAGCAGAAGGCCGGTTCTATTGACCCATATACATACAACGGTGCTCTTCAATCCAAAGGAAGCAACTTCCGCCCGGTGACCACCGACTTCAGCTCGTTTGGTCTATAAGGCGCTTTCGTGGGCGAAGGGCCCGAAGGTACGCTTTGACCGAATATACAAACACTATTCGTTCAAATCAACATAAACATATGGCAAACTATTTTAATTAGTTAGGTCAATGAATACCGAATTATTAAACACCTTATTTGAGAGGGACAAAATCGCAGAAAACATCAAGGCCATATTGAACGCTTTCCCCAAAGACCACGCGAATCCAACATTCAAGAAGGGGTTCTACATCTACGGGTCATCCGGCGTCGGCAAAACCCAGTTCGTCATTGATATATTGAAGTCAATGAACTACGATGTCATCCACTACGACGCAGGCGACGTTCGCAACAAGGCGCTCATTGAAAATATCACCAGCAATAATATTTCATCGTGTAATGTCTTGGATATGATGCACCGCCGTATCAAGAAAATCGCCATTGTGATGGACGAAATTGACGGAATGAACAGCGGCGACAAAGGCGGCCTAACCGCCCTCATCAAACTCATTCGCCAGAAAAAGACGAAAAAACAAAAGCTGGAAAGTATGACGATGAATCCCATCATCTGTATTGGCAACTACAATGTAGACAAAAAAATCAAAGAACTGATGAAAGTCTGTAACGTGTTTGAACTGAAAACCCCCACGGACGGCCAAATGACCAACTTGTTGAACCGGTTTTACCCCGCGATGCCCGAAGCTAAAAAACAGATTATCGTGAATTACGCGATTGGCGACTTGCGCAAGTTCGGGTTTTTACAGCGCCTCTATGAATCCAAACCCGAAATGATTGATGCCGTAATTCTCCAAAACATTTTGAACGTAAAAACATTCAATGATGACACGACGAAAATCACCACGTCTCTTCTTCGGAAACAATATAGCATAGATGACCACAACGTAGTCTTGAATGAAACCGACCGCACGACGGTGGCGTTGCTTTTCCACGAAAATGTGGTGGATGTGTTGCCGAAAGACCCGCGAAAGGCGATACCGTTCTATTTGCGGTTCTTGGAGAACACGTGTTTTGCCGATTACATAGACCGAATCACGTTTCAAAATCAGATTTGGCATTTCAATGAAATGAGTAGTTTGATAAAGACGTTCAATAACAATCGGCTGTTTCATCAACAAATTGGAACGCAAGTGTTGCCGGAGGTGCGTTTCACCAAAGTATTGACCAAGTATTCCACTGAATATAACAACATTGAGTTTGTGTACGACTTGTGCCAAAAGTTAGATATAGATAAGAAGGACCTGATTCCGTTTTTTCATGAGATGCGGGTGTTCTATGCGTCCAAGAATGTAGATATTATTGAGAGCACCCCCACGCTGAACAATTTAGACAATTTGTTTGAGCCGTATGAAGTGACGAAGTTAGATATCAAGAGGATGTACCGGTATTTAGATAAGAATGTCAAGAAGATAGAGGCGGAAGAATTGGAAGATGATGGGATATAGTATACAGATGCGTAATACAGATGCGTAATACAGATGCGTAATACAGATGCGTAATACAGATGCGTAATACAGATTGAGTCTTTGTGTCTTTACAAAAAAAGACACAAATATAATAAAAACAAAAAAAATGTAGTATGGTATTCTTCGCTGAATACAACGAGTTCCCTTTGACGAGTTCCCTTTGATGAGTTCCCTTTGATGAGTTCCCTTTTTTGTATGGGATTAAAAGGGAACGACGAGTTCCCTTTGATGAGTTCCCTTTTTTGTATGGGATTAAAAGGGAACGACGAGTTCCCTTTGATGAGTTCCCTTTTTTGTATGGGATTAAAAGGGAACGACGAGTTCCCTTTGACGAGTTCCCTTTGACGAGTTCCCTTTATTTGAACATCGCCATGTCATCAATTCGGAACAGAGGTTCTGACTTAGATGACTCCATATTTGGTTTTGGCAAAAGCGGAACCAAAGGTTGTACTTCTTGTTTTACTTGAGGTTGTGCTTCTTGTTTTACTTGAGGTTGTGCTTCTTGTTTTACTTGAGGCATTTGCTGCTTTGCATTCTCCACTATAATCCCCTGTAACTGTTTGTTCATGAACTCCAGCTCTCTGATACGCCCCTCTTGTTGCGCAATCACATCTTGTTGGTTCTTAAGAAGTTCCGCGATTTGCGGTATCGTGAGTGCCACAGGTTCCTTCCCCGGCTGGTTCATCATAATCTGTCCCATCCCCTTCGCCTGCTCGTCCATCATTATTTTCTCCCTAGACGCCTCTATTTCTGCAATCTGTTTCAACACATCCGGTTTCATCTTCGGCTCGCCCGGCTCATATTTTGCCAACAACCCATCAATGTCTTCCATGAAAAACTTCTTGATATCGCGTTCCTTCTCCAACTTGATAAAATCATTCACTGTTTTCGGAGTGTCCTTGATAAAATCCGGATGAGGATTGGAGAGCAATTTCCGTTTGTCAAACGTGTTGTGTTCGTGCGAAAACACCAAGATGGTTTTCATCGGGTCCAATTGCGCAAATGGCACGGTATAGTCTTTGAGAAACGCGCGCTCCTCTGCCACCGCCGCGGTCTCTTCGTACCGCGAGGTTTTCAGCAATTCCGCACGAAAGGCAAATGTCCCCGCCGTCGCATGATTCGGGCCATAGGGACCAAACTGCTTCAGCCGTTTCAAATGTTTGAAATAGATATAGATTTCGCTGGACCCCGCACACATCGCCCCGCGGTTTTCTTGGAGCGTATCCACCGCGTGCGAAATGCGGTCAGGTGGGTAGTAGTCATCGTCGTCCATATATACGATGATTGACCCCGTACAATGGCTATGCATGAAATTGCGCTTCGCGCCCAGCGGCAATTTGTCCGGCAGCGCAAAATACTTGATTTGCTTGAATCCGGATGCCTCAATCAAATCGCGCACTTTGTCGGTCCCATCATCCACGATGACCCATTCAATGCGGTCTTTGGGATAGGTCTGATTCGCAAAACACGTGAGCATCGTGGGAATAAACGGTCGGCGATTGTAGGTCGGCGTACACACGCTCACCAGCGGGTAATATTTCTTTTTCAATGTCGGTGTATGGGATTTCGGTTTAACCATTCGTTCGCAATAAATAGTATAGAAACATATCTTTATACCATTGGAAAATTATATATTCAACATCGTATTTGTCTCACTTGTGCGTTTCAGCATCTGTAGCAATCGCGACTGGTCTGCGCTGATTCCGTCCCAATCAATCGCCTTGAAATCCTCTATTTGGTCATCAATCGCGTTCTTCACGTCTTTGATAATCTTGTTCACAATAAAGTATTCGCGGATTCCCGAGACGCTGATTCCCAATATGCTGGCAATCGCCAGCGAAAGCATCGTCCATTTCACGCCATCTACACCGATGTTCATTATATCGGGTATTGCCACGGCGAAAGCGTAAATCATCACGCCATAGGGCGCCAATTTGAACAATCCCTTGTATCCGCTTTCAAACATTTGTTTGAACTCGTTGTCGGAAGCCGGGTCAAACAACACATTGTTCATATTCATATCAAAACTCATACTGCGCATAGTATTGATGGTATTCGCGATACTCCTATCATACGGGATACAAAACATAGAATAGAAAAACACGATACCAAAAAAGATGAGTGCTGTAAGTGACAACAAAGGCTTGAAAATCGCGGCAAAACACACAATTATAAAAATGAGCCAAAATATAAACCCGATGGATTTGAAAAATATCATCCCCGTGTTGTAGGTGATTCCCGCCTCGGGATCCCATATTGATAAATTATTGAACAAATAATAATAGATGAATACGGCCTTGAGTAATCCGGCAACCGATTTGTTGCCCTCCGATTTGAAAAGGAACTTGTACAATGACTTCCCAGTCATCTTGTTTTTGAAAATAAATGTGTATATGCGCGCGATTTCACCTTTCAAATAAGTCACAATAATAGAGGCGACCATAAATAAAATACCAAACAATGTTCGGTCACCAAATACATTTGTATAATCCAGCAACTTTTGTAAATAACTCGGGATAACATCTGTCATCGCTTCATCAACAAACTTGACCGTTTTCAACATTGCGCCTGTCAAAATATAGAATGGGCCGAACGATAGGAAACTCAAGTTTTCATAAAAATCAATTTGTTGTCCCGTTTTTTTCATATTGTAATAGAGGTTGTACGCCACAAAGAGTGTTGCCAACACGGTGATGATTTTAATGAAAATATCCGCGACGGTTGTCATAATCTGGGATTTTTCATCTTCGTTCATAGGGGGCGCATCTTTCGTCTGAGACGTTTCTTTTTCTTCTTCTTGTTCTTGAATCTTTTCGTCTTCCGGTCCGCGCGTCGCGTAAATTGGCGTATTATCAATCTCGTATTCAAAACCTTCTTTCGACGACGATAACGCATTGGCATAGGTTTCATATTCGGTTTCAATGTCTTTGATTACTTTATCGTAAATAGAGGTGAGAGGTTCTACAACCAACCCGGTCCATTTATTTGTGGTCGTTTCTCTTGTGGTCGTTTCTCTTGTTGGTGTTTCTTCTAATTCATCATTGATTCCATCCACCCATTTTGTCGTCATTAATATAGTATATATATTCGGTTTACTCTTTTATCGCATAACCTTTATCGCCTTTGGGCGCAGAAGCTTCTATCGCTGATGCGCACCTTTTATCGCCTTCGGGCGCACCTTTTATCGCTGATGCGCAGAAGCTTCTATCGCGCATACATCAACCCGCAATATCCACCAACAAACGACAACACATTGTACCTCTCTTCAAACAAAACCAAATTATAGTTGTATTCGTACATATACCACGACCCACCTTGCCCCGGACTATTCGTCGCAATAACCACCCCATCTGCATTACAAATCACATCATACTGGACTCGGTCCAGATTCACCGGCGGCACATACGTCGTCAATTCCAGCTCAATCGTTTTGAACTTGGACATATTAATCGCCCCCGACGGCTGGTATTTGCGCGAATCACTGGACAAACAGAAATTATAGCAATAGAGACCCGAACGAGCATTGCTAGAGGTCCGCGTCCATTTCTCCACATAATCAAACACTTCGCGGGTCAGCAGGTTTTCGCGGTATTCGCCGTTGAATAAAATGCCCGCCGTTTCCAAAATGTCTTTGCGGTTCTCCACTTTGAATCCACCCGTGATTTGAAACCCAGTTGGTTCCGAGATTTGGTTCGTGTCGGTCGTATATGCACTGTTGGCAGTCTTGAAGTTTTGATAGGGCGCATAATCCAGCGCATAAGATGTGCCCAGGTTTATCTGAGTTGATGGCGTCTCCACATTACTCGGCAGCTGCCCATACGGCCAATTCGTGTAATTGCTCCACTCATTTCGCATAAATGCGTCATTGCGCTGGAAATACCACATCCAGTTGGCCACCATCCCCGACGATGGTATCTTGATTTTTTTTGCCCCCGTGACGTTTTCGTGCTTATACTCAATCACGTCTTTAATCAAATACACCTGGTTTTCCGACGTGAAAGTCCGTGTCTCCTCTTTGGACAAGAAACAATAATTCGCTAAAATGTGGATATCCGCATTCCATCCGTTCGTTTTGTTTTCGTAATTCTCGGCGTCTAAATTATCCGATGGCGGGGTTTGTAAAAACCGATACAACTGGAATTGATTCTGTGTATAGTTGGGGCGCATCAGAGGCAATCCATTCGTGTGGTCAAACACGTCGCGCACTTGGTATAACTCCTCTATTGACCGCAATGTGATGTTGATATGGAGCTCGTTGTATTGTAGCGACGCCATCGGGAAAGCGCATTTGCTATCAAGGGTGAACCACATATTGATGGGAATGTACAAGGTCCGACCGCGAATAGAGGGTTCGGCGCCTAAACTGCCCGGCTGAAAATACGCGTTGGGATAAGCACCTGACCGGCCGTTTGCGTTTCGCGGGGCGTTGAGCTCATTCACGTTGCCCGTCATTTCATTGAACAGGTCTTTTTTGGCAGCGGAAAAATCGCGTTCCATCATTGCGCCTAAATAGTTTCCCGAGTATCGCTGTAGCGTATAGTTGCCGCACACGACTTCCACCTCTTTTATGATGTTGGTGCCGATGTCGTGAATCCAATTGAACTCATAGGGAGACCACTGATAATTCGTTTGGGCACAAGGGTGGTAGATGGGGCTCCAAATATGGGGGAGCGTGATGACAATATAGGTGTCCATCAACAACTCGGCGTATCGCGGAATCTTGAACGAAAACTTGGACTCTTCGCTCAGGCGCAGGTCGCGCAATCCGTCGTAGTCAATGCGGAACTTCTGTAGTCCGAAATTGGTGATTTTGTTGTATGTCGCGCGGAACATTGTTTTTTGACTGGGTCCGCCATGGATAATTACGTTATTGGCACCTTCTGAAATGAGATTTAAAAGACCGCCGGCCATTTGTATATATTACCACGCTGGATTTAAACTCTTTACACCGGTGAAAAGATTTATACGGTGAAAAGATTTATACGGTGAAAAGATTTATACGGTGAAAAGATTTATACAAGTTCTTATAACTTGTAAAAATGGTTAGAAAACCCAAGAATCATTTTTACATCGGAACACGATTTCTCAAATCCCGCTGCCGAATGGTTTTCCGATTGTATTCGGCGCGACCTTCAAGCATCGCCTCTATCACACGGTCATTCGCCGAGACAAACGCCTGACGATAGAATTGACGGTGTAAAACATTTCGAACAAAGTAATCCGTGAAACTGGTTATATTGTTATCTATCGTAATTGTGGTTCCATCCGCTTGCGTAAATGTCTTTTCGCCAACGGCAAATACATCATCCGCAAACCCCTTTTCCAACTCAACAAACATATTTGGGTCGCCTCTAATAAAAACACACTTCTCATCCGAACGATTAAACATTTTTGTAACCAGCGTATAATCAGTTTTGATAAACGGACTAATATAATCGGACCGGAAGTTTTGTTCAATATTACTGTCAATGGCCGACTGTGTAGACTGGATGCCCGTTCTTTTCTGGTAAAAAGTGAACCAGTTGATTTTTTTATCAAAGAAAAACGTGGTAAAACAATTTCTCGCATTATCCCACACGTCAATGCCCAACCCGTCGTCGTAAATACTATCTTCATATACGGCATTTTGGAGGGCAATTTTCAGACCATTGGGGCGTTTATTTGCGCCAATCACGCCGTTTTCAAATATCATAAATCGCAACAACAAATGTATGATGCGGTTGAATCGCATCACGTGGTTCATGTTTTTGTATTTGTCGTCGTGAACCTGGTTGTATTGTAATCGGTATTGGTCATTCGCAATCACGTTTCCAAAAACAGTTTCATAGGATGCCGGCGAGGGGCAACATTTGTGCGTACATAGATGTAGTGCCGTTTGTTTTTCACTTGTCATTGCGAGAGGGTTTGCGCACATTCGCGCGATCTCTTTTGGACGCCTTAGGTCTCGTTTTATGTTTTTCTGAGTGCCCGTTCTTGACATCGTCTTTTTGACAGCGCCTCCGCACAACAACAATTCCACAATGCCCAAATGTCCTTGTTCAGAAGCAAGCAATAAGGGGGTTTTGGTGGTAATGTCGCCAAACAAGGATATGCGTTCCATATTTTTCAAAACAAGGTCGTAATTCTCTATTTTACTGGGGTCCGCTCGTCGCAATTCATCCAGAAACACCGAATAGGATTCGGTCAAGGCAATGTCTGTTCCCAATATTTCGTTGATTTCGGTTTTCTCAGAAACCGACACCAATCTGTCCCAATCGGTGCCTTCCAATGGGATACCCAATCTCTGATGCTCGCCAATCAAATATTCGCAAAGCTCTTGGTACCCGTATTTGGCGCAAAAACTGAGCGGGGTATGGGCGTCTTTGTCATAATCTTTCAGCATTTCGGTCTTCTTCGCGTCATCTACGGATTCCAGGATTTGTTTACAAGGTCCGACGAGACCAAATTTTGCCGCGATTAAAATGGGCGTACATTCGTCCAGAACGGTCCATGGGATTGTCATGTTTATTCCAGATACAGTAGCGTTTATAGGCGGTTTGTTTATCATCTTAGATGTAAGTATCCGTTCGTTATGGAATCGTTCTAGAATCGTGTTGTCGGATTCCGTGATTCGTTTTATGTTGTCTTCCAAAATTGCCTTGATAACATCGGTGAATCCGAGCGTTGGTGGTGGAAGTGGCGGTGCGTTTATGCCAGCGAACAAATCAATCCCCCACGGCTTTAACTTCGCCATCATCTCTTGTGTTTTGGGGTCATTCATATTTGTGGGTAGAGGGGCGGGCGGCTTCACCTTGATTGTTCTATGGACTGACGGATTAGATGGTGGCTTCGCTGTTGACGGTGGCTTCGGTAACTTTGCTGATGCTGGTGGCTTCGGTAGCGCCGATTCATTAATGCGGTCTATAAAATCCCCCTTCGGCTTGACATCGCGATTGTTTCCTAAAAGAAGTTTATTGGATGATGGGAATCCCTTGCTTTCTTCGCGCGATACAACTACGCCTTCAACTACGGGGATTGCTTCTGCCAAAACATCACTGTTGACCGCCAAAACATTACTGTTGTTGACTACATCTGTATAAGGTTCGGCAATTGGTATTAGTCCAACCTTGCCCGTCGGTTTTACGACGCCTTTTTCAACATCATCTTCAGTTTTACGTGCGACTTCCAATCGGTTTTTAAAACTCTGTCTGACTTTCATGCCACCTCTTTTACGAGTCTTGTGATCTCGGTTTCTCATTTATATTAGAATGATATATTCACGCCTTTACACGGTAAAATATTTCCTCTATCAATATATATTTGAATATGCATCCAAACAGAATTGTGCTTATTGGAATCATTGCCCTTATTTTGGCATACATCCTCTATTCAATGTTGTCCGGATATACATCCAAACCTTTGGTTTCAGCGAGTCCTCTGGTATCTGCTTTGGCGAGTCCTCTCATAGAAGGGTTCAGTGATCCAAAGGACGAGGTCGCCATTGTCCGCGCTAAATATGAGAAAATGCCATTATCCATCAAAGGCGGCATCCCCGAAACCTATTTAGACCTACCCATTCGCGAGTTCATCGTCAAATCCTCGTACAACAGTGCCATCAGCGGCCTCTATGCCAGCAAGGAAGCACTCAAGCTCACATTGGAACGCGGCTGCCGATTCGTTGATTTTGAAATCTTTTCGCGCAACGACAGGGAATATGTATCATACAGTGGCGACCCCGAATACAAAACAATGGGGACTGAGAATGTTTCGGCGAATCGGTTAAAGTTGGCCGATGCCCTAAATCATTTGGCGGGGTCCGCCTTCTCATCGCCGACCCCTTCCACCAATGACCCTCTCTTCATTTTACTGAGAATCAAGGACAACACCGCCCCCATATACAAACGAATCGCCAAGAATATCAACATTGCGCTTAGCGAACGGTTATTCAAGGGGACCTTCAACAGCGGAACCCCCCTGCGCAAATTACAGGGTCGCGTCGTCATATTCTTTGACACACTGAGCGCACCTAAATGGAACGAATATGACAAGTGCGACTCTAATCCTGACGAATGTTTAGACAAAGTGATTCATTTGGAGACGGGAACCACCAACTTCCCCCTCTATGCCTACGGCGACCTCTTATCTCTCCCTGAGGTAAAGGTAAATCGCAACACAAACAATTTGAAAACGAGCATCAACAGCTTTATGGTCGTAGAACCGCCGCAATTTGACGCCATCAAGGCCCCCAAACCGACCGAAGCAATTGACAAATGGCATCCCCAATTCTTGGCCTACAAGTTTTACCAACCCGAAAGCGCGGAATTGGGCGAATACGAGGCACTATTCAACAAATATGGTTGCGCGTTTATCCCGATGTCCGCCTTCATCGCCGACTCCAATTTGAAAAACGCGAAGAAACAAGAGAACGAATAAAATATCAGTGTATTTCATAATATACCCAGTATGAAATACAAGAACGAGTCATGTAATGACGATATGACATTTGAGGAATGCGAACTGGCGATTCTCCGACACGCAATAGACGAAACCGAGAATATCCAGGCGAAGAAAATCGCGATGAACCCCGATATCAAGAAAATCATCACCATCTTGGAAAACTTCCTGAAATCCAAGCCTCTCATTTGTTATGGCGGGACGGCCATCAACAACATTTTGCCAAAGCAGGACCAGTTTTACAACAAGGACTTGGAAATCCCCGACTACGACTTCTATTCAAAGAATGCGCTGGATGACGCCATTGAACTGGCGAACTTGTACTCCGACGCGGGGTATTTAGAGGTGGAGGCGAAGGCGGGCGTCCACCACGGGACATTCAAGGTGTTCGTCAATTTCACGCCCATCGCGGACATCACCTATTTACACAATGTGATTTTTGACGAACTGATGAAAGACTCCATCACCATTGCCGGAATCAAGTATTGCTCGCCCAATTTCCTGAGGATGAATATGTTTCTGGAGTTGTCGCGTCCCGCGGGCGACGTGAGCCGCTGGGAAAAAGTATTCAAGCGCCTGATATTGCTAAACAAACATTATCCCATCAATAGTAAAATAAGTTGCGACACGGTGGAGTTCCAGCGCCGGATGGAACTCACGGACATCAAGAGTATCAAAGACGGCACACCCGTGAAAGGCGCTTCGGAGAAAATCCACACGATGGTGCGCGATGCCCTGGCGAATATGGGGGCGGTCTTTTTTGGCGGGTATGCGTGCTCCCTCTATTCCAAATATATGCCGGCGAATCAGCGTCGGGCCATTGAGAAGATTCCCGATTTTGACGTCATCCTGGAGGACATTGACCGAAACGCGCTGGTTATCAAGGAACAGTTAGAGGCGGAGTTTGATGAGCCGGTGACACTGACTATTCACGGGGAAATCGGCGAACTGATTCCGCGCCATTGTGAGATAAAAGTGGGAAAGAACTCGGTGGCGTTCTTGTACGAGCCGATTGCGTGCCACAATTATAACAAGATTGAAATAGAGGGGAAAACGCTGAATATCGCGACCATTGATACGATGCTGACGTTCTATTTTGGGTTTCTGTATACGCAAAAGCCGTATTACCATCGGGACCGCATCCTATGTATGGCGATGTTCTTGTTCAATGTTCAGGAGAAAAACAAGCTGAACCAAGAGGGTGTGTTGAAACGGTTCTCTATTGAATGCTATGGGAAACAACCGGCGTTGGAAGACATTCGCGCGGAGAAGACGGCGAAGTTCAAGGAGTTGGCAGACAAGAGAGGAACGCGCGAATATGATGAGTGGTTCTTGAAATACAACCCGAGTTTGGCGAGGAAGGAGCCAGAGACCGGTAAATCACTGCGACAAAAAGAGCCGGAAAACGTGTTTATTGAAACGCCGAATGCTAAGGAAAAGGCGTCGCTGAAGAAGTCTTCACATAAGGAAAAGATGACCCGCCATAAGAAAAAGCCAAGCTCAAGACCGAAAACGCCCAAAAACAAGATACTAAAAAACAAAGGTAACTTTATGTTTTAAACCGACGAAGAATTAAAATGGCACAAAGTCCCATCAATTCTTCGACGGTTTAATTTTACAAACGGTGTGGCATCGTTACCGATTTACAAATCCTTGATTTCATCAATTGTCATTCCGACAACATCGTCATCTGGGTCCTTTGGATAAGGGCCTTTAGTATCAGGGTCTTTACCCAAGTCTTCTAGAGCCTTTGGATAAGGGTCTTTAGTATCAGGGTCTTTACCCAAGTCTTCTAGAGCCTTTTGCTCAGGGTCTAAGGCCTCTAAGGCCTTAGGGCTTCGGTCGTCTGGTAGACTTCGGTCGCCCACCGAAGGAGGGCTTCGGTCGTCTGGTAGACTTGTCCATTGGCTCACCATCGGATACCCATCATCCGTTTTTTGAACCACCTGGTCCGCCACACTCATCCCCGAATTGTCCCACGGCGATTCTTGAAACGACACCTCATTGTCTATATCTTCCACAGCACATTGAAACCGTTTCAGCGTTTTTGAAAAATACGACGCCTGCGTCTGTAATGTGAACTCCACACTCTTGATAAAGAGGCTCGCATGGTCATCCAATACTCGGTTATCATATTCCAGCGTGTTTATCAAATTGCCGATGAAAATCCCACTTACCGACCGCGCCTTGTATTGGCGAATCACCGTTTCGTTCTCATTGTATTTCAATGCGACCGAATAAAGCAGCGACATCATATTCTCAAATACGAGCGCAATATCTTCCGGTTGAAACTCCGCACTGGGCTCGGCATCCTTGTAGACCAAATGTTGTTTCGCAATCACCGGCGCATGTACCTCATATTTCGGCAGCTCTTTCAAAATTACATTGTAATAATTGAAATAGTCCCGATACACGCGATTCAACAACATCAACAATGCTCGTGTTAAACTCTCCTGTTCGGTGATAAACATTTTATACTGGAAATGTAACGCCTCTAAACAAACCAGGAAATGTTTCTTTGAACTGTTCAACTGTATCATTTCGTCGTAAATCGTTTTGAACCGACTGATTTTGAAATGCGCCGACATCTTGATTTCCAATATTTTGCCGATTTGGTCGTTGATTTGGTTAAACCGGTTTTTCAACTCGCCGATTGCGCTTTCCATATTTGTATTATATCCATATTTTTATCCAATTGGGGGGGAACATCGTGGAAACGTCCTTGGCAATGAGAGGCCCGAACCAGAGAGCAGGGTAACATACAATGTTTTTTTCAACAATGCTATCGGTTCTGAGGTATGCTCCCCACCAACTGAAACTGCTGTTCGCAATCACGTGATGTCGGCTACAACTCATACAACCCATTTCTTCCCAATCGGCGTCGGCTTTCGCCCGACTCCATGATAATCCTGTAAACATGGTTTTCAACTCGGTAATCACCGCCTCTATGTCCGCCACGTCTTCGTCTTCGCAGTAATAATAGATATGCGTAACGGATGAATCCTGAGTCAAAATATAGTGGATGGATTCGGCGTAGTAATCGTCGGGCAAAATGGGATGACAATCTAGCAATTGTTTATAATCGCCTCTACGGAAATGGATACTGATACTGGATTCAATGATGTTGTATTTTTGTTGGACCATGCGACGATGACTCTCAATATCAAAGGTGCCCAAGATTTGTGCGCGGTATTCATTGAAAAACTGGGGACTTTGGAAATAATCATCTAAAACCACGGAATCGACGGTTATACAATTATGATAAGAGGCTTCGTTGATTGTTATAAACTTGCTTGTATCTAGGTCGTCTGTCAGGTTTTTACACATTTTATGGAGGAAATTGCTCCAGTAAGTGGGTCTTTTACCGAGATTAGTTGAATGTTTGAACTGATAGTTGAGACCGTGCTTGAGCGAATAAGCAATCGTCGCGGCGATTTGGAATAACTGGTTTCCAAGACCACCGTAAAGAGAGGCAGTAACAATTGGCATTTACAATAAAAAACTACGTTATATATGTAATTATAACGCGGATTTTTATTTTTTTTTGATACAGATTTTTTGATATGGGTTTTTTTTATACAGATTTTTATACAGATTTTTATACAGATTATAGTAAAAGTTTTATACAGAACACAAGTTATACAGAACACAAGTTATACAGAACACAAGTTATACAGAACACAATTCATCAAACAGACTACGCCCCAAGACTCTTCTAGCAAACATCTCAAAATCATTTTCTGCTGCCAAAGACACCGAATCCTCTTGCTTCAAAATCAAGCAATTGGGAATGGGAAACGGGTTCTGCGCCCATTCGGGAAACAGTGGCTTCAGGTCATTTGCCCAAATGTTGTTGTTATCAATGTAGTCATTGGTTTCAACGTAGTTGTTGTTGAAAGATACAACATCTGATTCTGGCATTTGAAACAAGTTGGGTTCAAGGTCAAAGAAGACATCGTCGTCCAAGATATCGTCGTCCAAGACAGCAGCATATTCTTCCGCAAAGAGACGTTCTTCCGAGGCATCGTCGACCAAGACAGCTGCGTATTCTTCCGTAAAGAGACATTCTTCCGAGGCATCGTCATCTAAGACAGCGTCTTCCAAGACATCGTCTTGTACATCTTGTTCGGTCAAGACATCGTTGACCAAGTCTTCCTCTTCTTGAATAAATGCATTATTCAGGACAACCGAGGGGCGACGGTAGTCTGGCAAAACGTATTTCACCACTTTCCAGTAATAATCCTTGTCGGCTAATTTAGCAAAGCCGCGGTCATTGATGCTTTTCACAAATTGGACCGCCGCATAATTGACGTACAACTCAAGTGAAATGAAAGCGTAGTGGTTGTTGTGTTTCTTGGAAAAGAACAAATCAAAGAGTGTAATCTTGCCAATACCCATATTCTGGATAGTGCCGACAATCTTTTGTTTCATCGTTTCCGTGGTGTCCAAGTTGGTGATGGTGATTCTGGGGAGGAAGATATCGTAGGTAGACATCGTAGTTTGTAGTTCGTTTTTCGTTTGGTAAAAGGTTCAGGTTTAATATTTATGCCATCAGTTTATTTCAAAAAAAGATTTCAATTTCTTGGCTATGGAATCTGTAAGATTCCATAGCCAAGAAACACCTTAACCCGAAAACTTGACGTTTTCGTGTTAAGCAATTTTTCAACACCTTACCTCGTTAAGCAATTTTTTGAACAGGACCCATAAGGTTATATCTTATATGTAAGCAATTTCTAAACAAGACCAAATGGATACGTAACCTCTCTACCATTAACCAATTTCTTGGGCACAATATATATAATGTCCGAAACCCAAGAATTGATAAAAGACCAGGAGCCTGAATCCAGCGTCGCCGGAACAACCATTAGTGCCGCCTGGTCTCCCACCAACGAGAAAATCGTCGTTGAATGGTGCGACATCGCCAAATGCTACAAATGGCTCCACTATCGCGCCCACCAGAATTTCTCCGTATTACACGCGTGGTTCACCATCCCCGCCATCATTCTATCAACCATCAGTGGTACGGCTTCTTTCGCACAGGGCAGTCTGCCAATATCTATGCAATTGTACGCCCCCATGGTCATCGGTTCGGTCAATATCTTCATCGGTATCTTGACAACCATCCAGCAATACTTGAAAATCTCTGAGTACAATGAATCGCACCGAGTGTCGGCGATTGCCTGGGACAAGTTCGCGCGCAATATCAAGATTGAGCTCGCAAAACACCCCGATGACCGGTCCGAAGACGCCGGGCATTTCTTGAAAACAAATCGCGAAGAGTTTGACCGATTGATGGAGACCAGTCCCTCTATTCCCCCAGGAGTCATCGGTGAGTTTATTGCCACATTTTCGGGCGACGAAACCAATCTATGGACCCAATGTTGTAAGAAGAAGACCGACGAACAGCGCCAGAAGAAAATCACGGAACTCAAGAAGCGAACAGAGAGGTTTGAGGCGATTAAGAAACCCGATATTTGTAATATCATTATTAGTGCCGACGAAGATAAGTATCAATGGACCAAAACAGAGGAAGAAGACCCCACACCTACCAATGACATTTTGTATTCCGTGGTGAGCGAGAAAATCAGCAAGATTCAGAACGAAATGGCGCGCAAAAACGCTGAAATGCGCGAAGAATATGAACAGCGCATCAAAGACCAAGAGAACAAGCGGATCGCGGAAGAAATGGCTAAACTGAAAGAGAAAGAGGCGAAGAGAGAGGCCGAACGAGCACGAGTCGCGGAAGAGAAGGTTCGCGCGGCGGAAGAAATCCGCGTGAATCAAAACAAGAAGCTGATTCTGGATTACATCTCGTTGTATCAATCCAATGCTGGGTATAAGCCGGATGGGAGCGATTTGCGTGACTCGCTGAAAGAAACCGTAGAGGAGGATGTATTGGAATCATTTATTTTGTCATATGGTGCCAATGGAGTTTAAGAAGGGCCCCGAAGAGGCAATTGTAAGAAGGGGTCATTCTACACACCCTTCCGATAGGGCTGTATAATTACAAACAACACCGCTAACGCCATTATCCATAGCGCACAGCAGTATAGAATAAACGTAATATTGGTATTTGATATTCCGGAAGCAATCAAAAACAAGAGACCGCCGATACAAAGCCATACAAGCGCGAGCAATCCATTGTGTAGCATTTTGTTGTCTATTTCAAATACCACAAAAAGGAGTTTAGCAATATACACAAAAATCGCATTCAGGATTGCAGAAGCCGAAAAAGAGCTGTCGTCCATCGTGCGAGCCTGTTCTATAATTGCGTTTGTCGTAGCTGTGTCGGGTAAAATGTCTTCCTTGATAGATGTGTCGGGAATCGGAATCTTTGGCCCATCCGATGATAAGTTGTTTGCGCCCTTCATGATGTCATCTACGAGACCTCCTCCGGAGAGTAATCCACCTACGAGGTCTCCTTGTCCGGAGAGGACTCCTTGTCCTTGTCCCGACATAGGAGACATCGTCGGTTCTTCGGTTTTATCTATATTTATTTCTGTAAGTGATCCTCCAACACGATACATATAATGAATTATATCATAATAATTGATTATATTTTACCAATTTGTTTTACCGACGTGATTGCCCAAAAGTCGCGTTTGTCCGATTTGTAATAGACCGAATTGTATTCCGAATAATCTTGGTCCGGTTTATCAAAATTAATACCGTCCAAAGGGAAAATCGCATAGCGCTGCGCATCTTCCCTGCGGGACACATCCAGTTTGTGCGTCGTCAAATAGTAATAATCCCCTTCCAATCCTACACCAAAGATATCGTCAGTGAATAGAGGAATATCGTCCTCTGCGTTTTCATCAATATTGATTACTGCGTTTTTATCGTCCAGTCCGCATAAATAACCGCTAAATGGAATATTAATTTGCTCATTGGTTTCCAAATCTAATATGTGAATAAGTTGCTTATTTTGCGCGAATAATGCGATGATGGATTCGTCAACGGCGATTTCGTCTACAGACTTTAGATGGCACAATTCATTGATGGTTGCGCGCTTGCCTGGGAGAGAATCGGGTTCCGCAAAGTTGTAAAACAAATAAATGGTGGATGTATCCGGGATGTATCCCACAAATGTGCCGACTTTGATAACATCGGTTATATATTTGTTGACGTCATCTGTGGCCTTTGCTGTCATAGAGGGGAACGACACAATATCATTGTTGGTATCCACGTTGTACACAACGAATGGAACAATGTTGTCCTTGTTGATTGAAAAACAACAATAGATGAACGTTATTTCGGTGAGTTCAGGGTTGGAGTCCACATAATCGGCGACGTTCATCGCCAAGTCTTGGATGGGATACTGTAATTGCGCGGAATAGGTTTTGGTGTATGAATAGTTAGTAGATGAATCGTCTTCTGACAAGTCGTCGGATTGCTTGTCTTCATCTTCGGATTGCTTGTCTTCATCTTCGGATTGCTTGTCTTCATCTTCGGATTGCTTGTCTTTATCTTCGGATTGCTTGTTATCTTTATCCGAGGAAACCTCTTTATCCGTCATCTCCATAAGGTCATCTTCCATATCTGCCGTAAACGGCCGTTCGCCCGATAATTTACTCATCCGGGACAAATCGTTGTCGCTATAGATGTTTTCCAAAAAGGCATTCTGTAAATTGTCGCTGATATATTCGTCTATTTCCCTAAACTCGCTATGAATGTTTTGAATGTTTTTTTCTATTTCACGAACCTGTTTCTCGAGTATGCGGTATCGTTTTTGTACTTTAATTATCATATTGTAATCAATTTTGGACAGCATATATATTTATGTAATATTTTAGAACATACATATATACGAATGGACGGCATCAATAATATTTTCAAAAAATACATCAGACCAAATCCCAATCCAAGTGCGCTTTCAATGGCGATGGTTGGGCTCTCTACGTTGATGCTGGTTTATTTTGTGGCATACAAAGAGGAGCCGATAGATGAATCTGGGTTGCCGAGCTTAGAAAAAGGGTCGCTTCGCTTAGAAGAAGGGTCGCCGCGTAGCTTACAAGAAGGGTCAGTTGAAGAGTCAGCTGAAGGAGAACGGCCGCGTAGCTTAGAAGGAGAGTCATCTAGGTTAGACCAACAAACAACCGTTGGCGGCCATGGCGCAGCTGGTTCAAGAGGCAAACGACGCAACAAAAAGACCAAACGACGAAAATTATAGGATATTTGTAAGTGCCTCTCTTTGTAGGCTGGATAATTCCGTCGGAAAAACCACATCAAACTCCACGATTAAACTGCCCTCGGCTGTCATACCAAGCCCGTTAATATTCTTTTTAGCCCCGTTAAAAATGATAGTCGTCGTATTATTCATCACCATCGTCTTCCCGTTCAAATGAACAAACTGGAATTGAAATCCGCACAGCGCCTCTTTCAACGTAATCTGTTTTTTCAAATACAAATCGTTTCCAACACGGCGGAAGGGGGTTGTATTCGTGATTTGAATCACGATATTGATATCGCCCCGAACACCATTGGAATAAGCATTGCCCTTGCCCTTTATCAACAGATTCATACCTTCTTCAATGCCAGCGGGAATATTTAGACCGATTTTCTCCGTTTCGGCGGTTTTCTGGTTGTCCTTTTGAATCCACCTCTCAATATCCACAGTTATAGCGTGTCCCGTATATGCTTGTGAAAGCGTGAGCTCCACGTTTTTCACAATGGTCGGAGGAGGACCCATGCCCATACCCGGGTGAAAAAACATACCCGGTGGTCCACCCCCATGTTGGCTAAACAACATTTCAAATATATTGCCAAGGTCGGGGTTTCCGTTCATATTCATGAAATGGACTCCGGGTCCTCCGGGGAACCCACCTCCAGGGAACCCACCTCCAGGGAACCCACCTCCAGGGAAAAATGGGTTCGCGTGAACACCATCCAACTCATTGTTGTATTCTTGCTTGCTTGCGTCGTCACCCAATATCTCATACGCCGCATTGATTTCCTGCATCCGCACTTTCGCCTGCTCTTGTTCTGCCGGCTCGGCGTTCATCACCTTGTCCGGATGATATTTCATAGAGAGTGAGCGAAAGGCTTGCCGGATTTCCTTATCACTTGCCTCGCGCGATACACCCAATGTGTCATAGTGATTTTTTGACATCCTATAGTACTTTTTGGTATATATCTATATCATTTACTACGCAAAATAGATAAAAGCGAATTGCCTCTATTAGTATCCCGCGCAAAATGACATCCACCTTCATAAACAAATACAAACCCTATTTCATTCGCGACTTCTATTTGGACCCCCAACACCACACCGTGTTCAAAACGCTCAACGAGATAGACGACCTAAACATCCTCCTCGTGGGAAACACATGTTCTGGAAAGACCTCCGTCATCAATGCCATTATCCGCGAATATTACGGATTCAGCGAGACCTCTATTTTCCCGGAACACAACATCATGATAATCAACAATTTGAAAGAACAGGGCATCCAGTTTTTTCGCAACGAACTCAAGACGTTTTGCCAGTCGCAGTCCAGCATACCCCGGAAAAAGAAGATAATCGTGGTGGACGACATTGACAACATCAACGAACAAAGCCAGCAAGTGTTTCGCAACTGTATTGACAAATACAACAAGAACATCCATTTTTTGTCGGTATGTACCAATATTCAGAAGGTGAATGAAAGCTTACAGTCGCGACTACACATCATAAAAATCGCACCGTCAACACGCGAACATTTAGCAACAACGATGAACAAAATCATTGAAGCAGAGAGGCTGGAAATTGACGAAGCCAGTCGCCCCTTTTTACTAAATATTAGCAACAATTCCATCCGAATCCTCATCAATCATTTGGAGAAAATCTACATTTATGGGAAACCGGTGGACCTTGCGCTAACCAGCCGCCTCTGCTCCAATATCTCGTATCTGTTGTTTGAAAGATATGTCGCACATCTACGGGCCAACAACATCTCCGACGCAACGAAAATCCTCTACGAAATCCATGACTATGGGTACTCAGTCATTGATATTTTGGATTATTTTTTCACATTTGTGAAGTTCACGGACACGCTCTCGGAGACCGAGAAATACAACATTGTGCCGCATCTTTGTAAATGTATCACGATTTTCCACAAAGTCCACGAAGACATTATTGAGCTGGCATTTTTCACGAACAATGTCAATAAGATCGTTAAAACGCATATTTGAAAATGATAATGTGAAAAAAACAATATAATAAAAACGCGAATGAATGTATAGTTATTGTATAATGTGCGAGCAAGTGTTCAAAAAAAACGTCCCCATCAGCATTTTGTTCGCCTTATTGGAACAAATATGCCTGAAAACGGAGAAGTATTATTTTTTGGACCTGAATGCTTTCAAGAAACTCCAATTTCACGAGCTATTTGTAAAGTTCCGCGACGAAATCCGCCCGTATTATCACGTGTCCAAACGGTTCTATATTGACCGCGATTTCACCTACCGAATGTTTGCGAATATCGTGCGGCAACTGTCGCGAACGGCCAATGTGCGATTTGATTCGGAAATCAAATACCACCAATCAAAGTATCACGTGGATTATATGATTTACCACAATGGGGACACGACGGCGCAAGAGGTGTCGGCGCACAAGGGACATAAAGCACCGAAGAGTGCTTTACCGGAAGGCACTTTAACCAAAGGTGAAGAAACCAAAGGTGAAGAAACCAAAGGTGAAGTACCAGAAGGTGCGTTACCGGATCCGGTTCCCTCTATATCGTCGTAACGCTTTTCACAGTATGCGTGTCCTTCGTATATTCATTGACGGCCGACGCCTTCAAATACTTTGTTATCACCGCATTGGTCGCCAACACATCGGCGGAAGAGAGGTAGGCAAACCACTGGTACTTGGGCCGGGCCAAAACCTGCTCGGCAGGGATGTAGATGCCATATGCCTTCTCATCCAGGTCCAAATAATTATCACTCATCAAGTCCTCCAGCAGAATCGGCTTGTTTTTCGTGGTTTTGACACCTATCAAGCGGCCATCCACGATAGTTGTCGCCTCAGTGCGCGACAGAATCATCTGCTGGACCTCTCCCAAGAACGCGGACTGGTTGTTGAAATGAGGAAAACTGTTGCGCGTCTCCATAAACTCAATCAGGTCTTTGATGACGGGGCTTCCCTTGGGCGCGCCCATCAGCTTAGTGCTGGGTAAAAACTCTTGCTTCTTTGAGGACCGGTTGATTTCCTCCGCGAAAAAGGGCTTATCCTCGGCGACGAGGGGCGCCAGCGCGCGCAAACACACGAACGAATTGGGGACCACGATGCCGCCGTACAAATAAATCAGCTTCATCATTCCCAATTCGCGATACATTGTGCGTGCGGGCTCAGGGACCGTCGCCATATCAATATTCCACGTGGGAATAAGTCGGCTAAATGTTTCGTCATCAATCAAACAAATATTGAAATCGTTTCCACAATGGTTGATAATGGATTTGATGGTGAGATGAATGTACGGCTGATTCAAATCGGTGGAATTGCGGCTATAGAAATCCTTCCACTGACGCGCGTTCTTCTCGTAGGTGCTGTGAATCCACATCTTGGGGCGATTGAATCCATAGAGGGGCGACTCGTTCAACAAATATTGGCGAATCAGATTGTTTTCGGCGTCGTTGCTGCTGAGCCCCTGCTTGATTTTGTCGCTAAAATAACTGGCGACCGTGATTACACCGATTGTGAATAAATAATGGTATGCATATTTTCTGTCAAACATCTCTATAATGTATATATTTTTGATATATTCTTATTACAACCACAATAAGAATATTATATTAGGGACCTAGACCCACCGCCGCGAACACTCTTTCGAAACACCCTTGTGGAAACCCAATTGAACACAAAATACAGAATGAGACACACGATAAACAGATTTATAATCACTGACACAATCTTGGTGAAAGAGCAATACCACGAATTGTCCTTGGAATCGCACACGATGCCAGTCCCGATTCCGACGCCGCCAAATATACCTGAACCACCAATACCTCCACGACCTCTAGCCATTATAGAATGATGGCATATAATGTTGGAATAAGGGTTAAGATTTACTTATTTTAGTTGTAAAAACGCCGCCCTGACTGCTTGTTGTTTCGTCTCGTATTCTTTTTGAAGCATATAGTCGCGATGCTGTTTGTTCATAATCAGTTGCTCCTTCTCTTTCTGTTGCCGTTCCAAGAGCTGGGACGCCTCCATCTTGGAGAGAGGCGCTTGGTTGCCCCCGTCGCGGTCACGCACAAACTGGTCCACCGATTTATACTGGACCCGCTTGTTTAAATCCGACTCGGACACGGCAAACACAGTCTGGTCTTTATGGACCTTGCGCAAATCGTCAAACTTCAATTTGCTAAATACGTCGCTGCTGACGTAGTCGGCCCCGTCGTCTTCTTCAAAATAACTGGTGCCGCGAGACCCACTGGCATTCATTTCTTGGACGCCGCGATAGACCTGGAGCGCCGCCTGTTTCTGCTTGATGGCCTCCAATTCGGTCCCCATATTCTTGGGATTCACCTGTTTTTGACTAAAGTCGTCAAAGACGGAATCGGCTTGTCGGAACCAGTCGTAGCGACTCGTGTCGGCCTTTTTGACCATGTTCTTGTCGTAGAGGTCGTTGAACTTGTTGTTGAAGGCGTTCTGATTTTTGCTTGTTCCTGAGACGCTTTCGGCCATCTTCTTGGAAATATCCGGCCGGGATTCTTCGTGGTCCAGCGGTTTATAAACGGATTTCGCATTTAGGGCGCCTTCGGTCTGCCGCGCCTTTTGCTTGTAAATATTTAGGACAATGTCGTATGCCTCTCGGTAAAAATGGAAATACTCGGGCGGCAAACGGGATTTGTCGGGATGAATCATGAGAACCTTCTTCTTGGCAGCGCGCATAGAATCCTCGGTCAAATTGTAAGTGAGGTCAAAGAGCCCGAAGATTTCTTCCAGCGAATACTTGTTGATATCCAGATTGTGAGAGGACATTGTGGTTAATATGGGGATGGAGAATAATTGCGGGATTTGGACGGGGATATTATTATACACCTTTGCACAATTACACCATTGAACATTTAAAACGGCACGTTTTAAATCTTTAATGGCGCGGTATCGGTAACGATTTGAAACAAAGCACACCGTAGGTGTGCGGTTTTAAATCTTCACCGGTATAAAACGCCGATTTATCGGCGGATTATGAGTGCAAAAGTAGCTAGTCTTTGCGCATTATAAATGCGCAAAGGTGTAAAACTGATATAATATTAAATATTTAGTAAGGTTTATTCTATAATTACACCATTAAAAATATATATTTTATATAATAATTTGTAAAACATAAATCAATATTTTAGTATCCAATTTATACGATAACTATTATTTTGTATAGAAATAGAAACATTAGTATTTGTACCAGCACTTGTAATTGTTACAGAATGGTCTGTATATGTTGGATTACTTGTATTCCATGTTTTTCGTATATCACCCGGGGTACCGTCACCTGCTTCTCCATCATTTGCATTATTACCACCCCCGCTATCAGAATAATAGTAATCGGTATATGTGTGTGTGTGGCTTGTAGTAGCATTAGTTACACCGGATGATGTGCTTGTTCCATGATTATGGTCAGGAAAATTATTTATACTAACAGATAAATTATTATTATCACCTGAGACAGAATTTGTGGGGGAGTCTGTTGATTTTCCACGCAGATGTCTATCTCTTAAATCGGGAGGCTTATATTTTGAAGTAATAGGTCTGGTTCCAATACTCATATCAATTAATGATTGATATTTATTGTCCCATTCTCTTTCAGTTCCATCACATATAATCCAACCATCTGGGTCTGTTGTACCTAAATATGCAATCATTTGACCAGCAAAAGCAAATGGGTTAATACTATTTATAAAAAAAGACATTGTATAGTATAATATGTCATATACTATTAACACTTTATCCGTAACATACCCAGTTGGGTCTATTTGCCCATATGGAGGCTCAACTGATCCATCAGGGTGGATTATCTGCAATAACACAACAAGAGTAAATACTAATAATATCTATGGAGGATTGATCGGTATGAGTATTGGAAATGGAACCAACTTATCTGGTCAAGTATATCAAAACTATACTCCTCCAGATTTGAGAAAATATACAATGATTGGTACAAACAACTCTGCTAATTTGAAAACAACGGTAGGCAATAATAATAACGAATACACTATAACTGAGGTTCCATTACACAATCATAGCACACCAAGTACTGTAAATCATACTGGCATTAATCATATACACACCAACGTTGATTGGTCTATGGGTGAAGACGCAGCAGAGCCATATGGTAATTCACAACAGCCAAATGGTGGTGATAGATATGGCGGTGATGGAGCTATAGCTGACTATTTAGACTCTAAAACGACATCCAGCGTGACACATTCCCACGCCAATAGTACTTCGAACTCCAATGGTACTGGTACTCCTGTTAATATTTTAAATAGTTGTTATGTAATTAATTGGATACTAAAATATTAGTTATTACATTTTTTTTGTAACCAAAGTGCAAAAAGTATACCCATTTTCTTTCCTTATGAAATTTCCCCCCCCCCCCCGAAAGGGAGCGTTTTGAATGTGAAAAGGTGTAATAATTACTAAATATACTTTACTATCCACACAATTTGATATGATAGATTTTTTGTAGATATACTACTTTGTTGAGTCCAATTAACTACATTATTAACTACAATACTATGCGTGTGTTCTTCTGTATTTGCGCTAGTTGTCTCTGTACGAGTCCCAATCGAGTCATCATTGCCACCAGGTCCAGAGACGCCGGGAAATGCTGGTGTTGTAGTAGCATTACGATAATCTATGGCAGTATGATTATGACTAGCATCAGTAAGTGAAATCGTATGTGTATGAGAAGGAAGATTATCCACGCTTAAACTAAGAGTATTACTACCAGATGTACTATTTAATGCCAAGTCGTTTGTGGTTGCCGATACACCTGTCATTATTCTATCTGTCAAATCTGGAGGAGTATAGTTTTGATATACTTGACCAGATAAGTTGGTTCCATTTCCAATACTCATATCAATTAATCCTCCATAGATATTATTAGTATTTGCTCGTGATGTACCATCACACGCTATCCAACCAGTAGGAGGTGTATTATTACTAGCATATGCTACAAATGTACCAATTTTAATTGCTGCGTCAATATCTTTAATTGTATAGGAAGACATTATTATAATAATATTTGTATATAAGTTTATATGGTAAATATTTACACGTTTTTATAATTATCACTTTATTCAACAACCCCGCGCTAAAACCTCATCCCAAAATCTCCATCCTCCATATATATGCAATTCTCAAACAACGCGAAACCCAAGGTTCAAGATTTAGACGGATTGTCCGTCCAGGCATTCAAGGAATTACTCGCACAGAACCCCGGCCACGTCGTGCTAAAGCTCGGTGCCGAATGGTGCGGGCCATGTAAGAAGGTGGAGCCTCTCATTGACCACTGGTTCTCCGTCTTACCCGATTCCGTCAACTGTTATAAGGTGGATATTGACGAGTCATTTGAGCTGTATGCAACATTCAAAACCAAGCGCCAAGTGAGCGGCATTCCCGCCGTCCTCTGTTTCCGCAAAGGCAATTTAGACGTCATTCCCGATTTCAGCGTCGTGGGGGCGGATATCAATCAATTGAATGTGATGTTTCAACAAATCGTGAGTGAAACAAAGTAATTTTATAACCTCGGATAAACATTCTATTATACAAAGTAATTTATAATAGAAAATAGCATTTCACCTATGCTAATAATAATGTTTGAACTAAATCACTATTTAACGTAAATTGATTCAATGGACTACTGACATTCGGAAAATTATTATTATAGGTACCATCATATGTTTCAACTAACATCCCAATTGCTCTGTCATTATTACTGTCGCTACGGTTATAGTATACAATTTGATTCACGACAAACTCTTGGCCTAAATCAAGCAACCAATATCCAAACTCCTCCTCCTCCACCTCCGAAAATTCATATGAATGATAGATAAATGGAAAACCTCTTGCGCTTAGTATCCCATCGTTTGGATAATTCTCGGAACTGCCAAACCCGAATGTATTTTTTGAGCTTACCGTTCCGTTTGGTGCGATATTAACACCATTAGAATATACCGCAAGCTGGGATATCTGTATAATTCCAAAGGTTTCACGAAAAAGAACTTTCACATATCTTATTCCAGAACGCACAATATTACGAGTACAACAAGAAGCTGATGCCCGACGTTTAAGAGCCGCGCGATTTGAACTATTTACACTACCTACACCGCTGCCGAGTGTATATTTATTATAGTTCAACCTTTTATTATTGGTAAATATAATACGTCTCATTTATATTGGTGAATATTTTAATTAATATATTTTGTGGAGTTTATTCAAAACAACGATTGCCTCTCATCCCATATAAAAACAAATTATCAAGTGTTTTTATATTCACCAATGGAAGACGGTCTGGAACAACATATGTCCATATTGATACAAATGCGCGAACAACAGCAAGAGAACAAGGTTGAAAAAAAAACAGTTGAGAAAAAACAAGCCGAAGAACAAGTCCATCCGATTGGGCTCAGCTTGGTCCCCCCATCAGGGGCACAACATACATTGGACCCTACGAACCCACTTACAAGTACAAACTCTGGTTCGTAACCACATATTTTAAAACCAGCGAATCTATCTTGGACAACTTGTGCGCCAGTTCTACCAACGAGTCGTCTTTGACCGTCTCACACATCGCCATCAGTTCGCGCGATATCGTGGATATTTTCAGCAACGCCTTGCTAAAGTCGCCCACCGAAACCCCCTTGTCTTCCGCGAGTTGCTCAATGAGTCCTCGACACTGCGCTTCATCTTCGCACCCACACCATTTGATGACATAATCCACTATGTCATAACAATGCTGCTCCAGTCCCGAATCGGCCATCACAACGCCTTCGCGATTCTCCATCCCAATCAAGTCTTCTTTGGCATCATTGAACTGGCACAACAAGTCATTGAGCAACACGTCGTCGCAAATGTGTTTGAACCCCGCCCATATCTTCACATCCTCGTGGACGCGCACATCGGTGAACAAACTCAACGTCCCCGCCAATTCCGCCGATTCCATTTTCATCAGAAGTGGGCAAATGTTCGCGAGTAACACGGGGTGGATTTCCGCGACGCGCGAGGCGATGACCCCCTTCGGCCGACTCAGTTCATAGAACCCATCGTCTTCGGCACCCACCAAGATACCATTCTCCAACAATACCGCCATCAGGTTTTCCACGACTCCTTGGATATAGTACTGGTTGCTCTCCAACGTCTTCTTCTTTTCCGCCAACAAGGCCACGTTATCCCGATATTTGCGATAATGCGGCAAATCCTTTTTCACAATCGGTTCCAGTCGCCGCATCTCCGCCTCTATTTCTTTGCGCCGTTTGTTCGCCGCAAATGCCAGTCGCGATTCCAGGTCCAAATATTCAGCCAAGGTCTCTCTCGGGGTCTGTATCAATGCGAATACGCTTTCATAGTTGGCTTCTAAATCCCGGATTTCGCGCTCCAATCCGCCTTGTATGGCGCGCATCTCCGTTTGGAGCATAGAATCCTCCGCGAACTCCACGAAATCGTCAATTGACCCCGGGCGCCCCGTCCGCGACAACCAATTGAGTATCATCGGATAATACAACTTGAACTTGCTGGTGAGTGTTTGCGGCCGCCCCGATAACAGCTCCTTGTAAGTGCTCGTGGATGGCAAATCAAAGAGATTGGCGCAATGAATCACGTTGCCCACCGTGTCCAAACCGCGCCTACCGGCGCGCCCCGCCATCTGTGTATATTCGTGCGGCAACAAATAGCGCAAATGCTCGCCGCCATCGGGCTTCTTCAGACTCACAAAGACCGCGGTCTTAATGGGGCAATCCAGCCCAATCGCGAAACTCTCCGTGGCGAAAAGGACCCGAATCTGTTTCTCGGCAATCATAAACTCCACGATTTCGCGAAACACTGGAATCATCCCCGAATGATGGATGCCGATGCCGCGCTCCAACAGGCGCACCAACGTCTCGTATTCGGGCATTCGCGCATATTCGTGCCAATTGGACAAGCGCGACAAGATAGATTGACATTTCGTGCGAATAAAATGGGGGTCGGCGTCGTCGCCCAGCAACGGCACGGTGATTTCTTGTGCACACATTTCCACATTTCGCCGGGAAAACACGAACGCAATCGCGGGCAACATGGACTCCGCCTTCAAATGCGCAAACAAGTCGTTGAGTACCGCCTTGCGTTTCAAGAACACACGATTCTCAAATTGGAGTTTCAAGATGTGGGCGGTCTCACGGTAAGTGTCGGCGTTGAATGCGCCGGTAGCGTCTTGGAGCACGAGACATTTGCCGATGGACGCGCGAGCACGGCGTTCTGCCTCTTTGTCGCCGAGTTTCTTGTAGAATCCCTCGCCGGTGGTCAAATAGGTATAATGGGTGAGGGGCACAATACGTGTGTGGGTTTGGCAGAGGACCACGTCCTTGGTGCCGGTTCCGCGGACCCAGTTGGCGAACTTCTGGGGGCCGTCTAGCGTGGCGGAGAGCATCACCATTTGGACGTGGTTGGGGAGCATCATGATACACTTTTCCCATACGTGGCCGCGATCGGGTGAATTAATCATATGGACCTCGTCAAATACCACGGCGCCGAGATCGGTTTCAAGATTGATGTCAAAGGTGAGCGAACCAGATGAAGGTGCTAAAGAAGATTCGGTTGATGAAGGTTCCAAAGATAAATCTGATGATATGGGGGCTGTTGAAGGTGCAGATAATAAGAACAACTTGTTCATCAAGATTTCGGTGGTCATAATCAGCACTTGGGCGCCGGGGTTCGTCTTGATATCCCCTGTCAAGAGTCCGAACGAGATTTCATCCCCATATTTCTTGGTAAAGTCATACATCTTTTGATTGGACAATGCCTTGATGGGAGAACAGTAAATGACGCGCTTGCCGGCTTTTACGAAATGCTGAATCGCGAACTCGGCGGGCAAGGTTTTGCCTGAACCGGTGGGGGCACATACAAGGGCGTGATTCCCATCCACGATGGCTTGGATGGCTTGCTTTTGGAAAGGGGATAGAGGGAACGAGAAAGACTCGTAATAAGAGTTATAATTAGCTTCCCCTTCAGGGACAGTGGAACCAACCCCTTCGGGGGCGGCGGAACCCATTATAACGTTTGTTGTGTTGGACATTTTATAAGCTTGCGATAATAAGCTTGCGATATAAGTTTACGATATAAGCTTGTGTTTATTAAAGGTAGTAAGAGTGTTCTATGTGTCCAAACGATATCATTGTGAAAAAATCAATTTTTCACAATACCAGATAAAAAGACGTGTCTAAATCCCGTATATGGATAAACAGTCACAAGTTTACCAGTCGCAGACAACTGCTTATAAAATCACATACACCAATGGAGACGCACATCGCGAAACCTTACGCGAGTTTATTCAAACCTTTGACGACCTGACCCACGACGAAATTGCCAAAATAGAGAAAAAGTACAAATGGAATGGCAAGTCGTATTCGTGTACATTATATACGAACGAACAAGAGTTCGGCGCGGAAGAATACATAATGCATTATCGGGCGTTAGGCAAACAATATGGCCACACATTGTTGACAGAGTTTGATATGGAGATTATCCGGAGGTTTAGTTATTAAGCAACGTGTCTCTTCGCTTTGTAAGACTTACGCACGCGCTTACAATTACTTCTTCGTTGTCGTGTTTTTCTTTTACCACCAAACGAAATTCGTGGATTTATTATTTTTTTTTCTGCAGTTAAATCAACATGATTTTCTTTTTCTAATTGGGCAGCCAAATATCTTAAATCCACCCGGATCGTAGTGTTTAAATGTTCCAACTCAATTTTTTTTAACAAACTATCCCTACATGTGGCAGAAGACCGATTTTGACAATCTGTATTGTAATACTCAATGGCAGATAGATTTTCTAAGAGAGACTGATAATATCTATTAAATATATTAGGCACATCATCCTTTGTTATAGTAGTAAGTGCTTGGTCTAAGGTTCTTCGTATAGTTGTTGATGACATTGTTATATAATAACAATAGAAAAATATGTATTTATGAATAAATATATACCAGATAACATTTACACCATTTATTTTTTTACAAATTACAATAACGCACGGTGATCGGATCCTGAACCGGTTTTCAATATGTTCGTGAAATACAGACGCATTTCACGAAGTACTTATGTCGTGCGCTCTTATTAATCTCTATATACATCTCCAAGGGATTCGGGAGGGGCGATTACAATCGCTTTTTGTGATTTAGGTTATATAATCGGTATTTATAAGTACTGACGTTTAAAGGTACTCACCCTTAAATTCCTCCACAGTCATGATGGGTATGCCTCGTGCCTCGGCATATTTGGTCTTGGATGATACATCTCCTCTATCTTTCACAATTAGAACAAACGTCGTTGTTTTCATTGTGTCATCCAAGGTCGCGCCTACGCGTTTCAAGAAATCAATGATTTCAGCATCTCGCACTTTGGTCATTACCACCGATTTCCCGGATAATGGGTTTTGAGTCAAAGGTATCTGGGTCGAAGGCTCTTGTACATGAACAAGTTTGTATGCCAATCCACATTCCTCCAGGAATCTCCGAAACGGCACAATGGCATCATAAAACTGCTCGCCATTCTTCTTGACCCCGATTTTACTAAGGATTTCTAATTTGGTCGCCTTGTCTTTTGTCGACGTCAAGAAATCCGGACTTTCTTTCAGCAGCGCATCCACCGACTTCCGTCCAATTCCGCGCCCAAACAGATTGGACGCGGTCATCAGTTCCGCCAGCGTGGCCCCCTCTACCCGAGCCTTGATGCCTTCATAAAGCGCCGGCGCCGTCTTCCCTTGCCCAAAGACTTTTTCCAGGTTTGCTAGACTGAGTCCAAGAATCTTCGCCACCGAATCGTGTCCCGCCTCTACCATTTTCTTCAAATTGGACTCGCCCAAACCCTTGATATCCAGTTCCAAGAAGAATCCAATCACGTTCTTGCGCTTGACTGCGGGGTCTTCCGCCGCGTTCTCCACCATCACATCCACGCGCGTGGTCGTCCAAACATAGGGCACATCGGGCATCTTCGCCTTCGCCGCCGGCGCGATGACTTCGCGAATATAAGGAATCACATCCCCCGACCTTATTACGCGCACCACCGCCCCCACGCCGATTCCGTTTTCCTCTATGAACTTGCCATTGAACCCGGTAGTGTATTCAATATTTACTCCCGCGATATTGACCGGTTCAATGCGAATCCGCGGTTTCAAATACCCGTCCTGACTCACTTCCCAGAGCACATCCACCACCTTCGCCTCCGCCATTTGGTCGCTAATCGCCATCTTGAACGCAAAGGCGTGTTCGGGGTTGCCGGTGCCTCGTGACCAAACTTTGTCATCGGTGACAATGATTCCGTCAGTTTCGTACTCGTATTTGGCCCGCGTGTCTTGTAATACCGCCGACAACGCCTCATTTGTCAAAGATGACACAGACTGATGCCAGACCGTGTTGAATCCGTGGCCCAAAAGTGTCTCCAGTTGTTTAGAAGGTTTTAGCACGGGTTTTATGACCTCATACACGACGAAATCCAAGTCGCGCGTCTTGTCATCTATCGTCTTCGCATTCACGATTCCCGCCACCAAATTACGCGCCGTCGCAAATGTCCCCTTGTACTTGGCGTCAAAAACGGCCTTGCGCAAAATGAACTCGCCGCGCACCACGAGACCGGGAATACAGGGGAGAGAGAGGACCCGCGTCAAATGGCTCACGTCTTGGCCGACCTTGCCGTCGCCGCGCGTATAAAGTCGCGGCATCTCCCCTTCACACGTGTAGAGGCCGCTGACCCCGTCCAGCTTCGCAGATAAGATATAGGGGCCCTTGTATTTGGCGGTCCATCGGACTAGGGCATCCGACTCGGGTTTGATTTTGTCCATAGAGGCCATCTCGTATGGGAGGACGACTTTGTTTTTTACGACAACGGCGCCGACCTGTTTTATGGCGGTGTTTGCGGGAAACTTTCGCTCGATGTACTCTTTTATGATGTCGTATTGGGCATCGGAAACCAGAGGTTTAGAACTATTATAATACATATCATTCGCCTTCTCAATCATAGAGGAGAGCTGGGATTCGGTCAAACCGTCCAGAATGGAAATGCCAGACTCGGCGAAGAGTTTTAGCAAATCATCTGGTGACACAGACTTTGTGGAAACATTATTGTCAAAAAGGCGTTCGCCTTTTTTCAACGGATTAGATGAGGCGCTCCCGAAGGGAGCCTCATCGACATTCTTCTTGGAAGTACGTGGTTTCATTGCTTGTCTTATCTTTTTGGTTTTAGGTGATTTTGGTTTATCTTGTTTTATTTGCGCCGCCTTCGGCGGCACCTCTGGTTTAGTCGCCGCCTTCGGCGGCTTATCCGAAGGCACCTTTAACTGAGTCGCCGCCTTTAGCAAAACAACACTACGCCCATCTATCCTCTCTTCCGGCTTCTTGTATTCTAGTCCCAGGAACGCAAAGATATCTTGTTCATCTGTAAATGTCTGTTCTATCTTTGCGCCAACACCTTTTATCGTCATTCCGTGTTCGTTCATAGAGTATCCAAGATTTAGCGCGCGATTCCGCATCACCACATTGAACCCCTTGCTCCCGGTGAAATACAACACGGCAAAAGGGTATTCGGCCGGCGGTGTGAATAAAAAATCAACCCGGCGATAAATGAACCCACCACGCTTACCACGATGACTCGGCAAACTCGCAATCACGAGACACTTTGATTTACCGCGTGACAATACTACCTCTATGACACCTTGGCGAATTAGTGTGTCCAAAAAATGGTCAAACATAGAGGCATTGTCGGAAGTAAGAATGACATCAATATCTCCTGAATCGGGGGCCAATCGGCGATAACTGCCGACGATTTCGTAGCGGGTATCCTTTCTATTATCGCCTTTCTGGATCGCTTGCCCGCTTATAGCTTGCCCGCTTATCGCTTGCCCGCTTATAGCTTGCCCGCTTATCGCTTGCCCGCTTATAGCTTGCCCGCTTATAGCTTGCCCGCTTATAGCTTGCCCGCTTATAGCTTGCCCGCTTATAGCTTGCCCGCTTATAGCT